AGATCATGGCTCCAACAGCACAAAGTATTCAAACTAAAATTAAAGATCCTTCTTTAAATTACTCTTTTAATAAGGGTGATGGATCTTTACGTGTCCGTCATCGAGAATATCTCAGGGACATTGAGCCTTTATTGGCGAATACTTTTCAGCTGTGGTCTTATCCTATTAATCCTGGATTATCCTATTTATTTAAGTGGTTATCTAATATTGGATCCGTCTATGAATCATACAAGTTCAATTCGTTGAACTTTGTGTTTGAATCATCAGGATCGACCTCTGATAGAGGTACTGTTATGATAGCGGTCGATTACGACGCGTCAGATTTACCACCAGTGAGCAAACAAGACTTGATGTCTTATCGTGGTGCCGTGAGGTCCAACGTTTGGTCACATTGTGCTTTTATAGCAAGTAAGGATGATCTATTAAAATTTGGGGTACAACGTTACATTCGATCCGGAAATGTATCCGGCGATATCAAAACATTTGATGTTGGTAACTTGTACATAGCTGTCCAAGGGACAGCAGCAAGCGTGACTTTGGGTGAGGTATATGTTGAGTATGACGTGAGTTTTTACACTCCTCAAACTTCTATTACTTCCTTATTGGAGTCACAATCTTGTACTATTGCATTTGCTTCGGAAGTTTCGACCGCAGCTCCTTTTGGAACTAAGATCGACACTTATCGAGGTTTGTTGCCCATGCAATACAGAAGCCCACAAAGTTTATGGATTAGGGAACCAGGACAATATTTGATTGAAGTAGGTATTTTGGGAACCGGGATTGATTCCACTGATACAATTGATTTGACTTTACATCCTACGGGAGTTGGTCAGATCGCTGTATTAGGTTTTGGTTTCATGACCAATGCTGCAAAGACAACTGGTAGAGAACTCTACCGTGTATGGGTTGTAGATACTAACCAGTATTTGCAACTACAAATGTCCAATGTAACAACCTGTACTCAATCAGAGCTAAGAATAGCTCCATTTGCTTATTCCAATGATTAATCATTATTATTATTAACATAATCTAAAATTTCTAGAACAGAAATCCATTAGAGTCTTTTGCCTCAACAATCGTCCCAGTTATTATAACTGGTCTCGCTGAAGCGGGGTATACCTTAACCATGGTGTATTATTGAGTTATATATGGGGTCAAGTAACATTAGAATTAACAGGGAAGTAACACGTAAAGGTGACTTTAATCCGCTGAATAGTCTAGATGACTTAATGACATTAACCCAGAATTGTAAGAGTAGACAATCTAAAGTAATTGATTGATCTCAAGACCAACTTTCTAGTTTATCAAGGCCGGTGCCAGAAGGTGATAAACACTTAGAATGAGTCTACTTACGAGTATAACAAGAG